GTTGGTTGAGGAAGCTATCAAGATGGGATTTGGAGGCATTGGAATACACAGTGTGTTCGTCCATATTGATATGCGCAGTGTTGACGGTAATTCTAAACCTGTAATGTGGTTGTACTGAGTGACTGATCTTAATGTCTCGTTGTTACCTTGGCAGCAGAAGGTCTGGAATGATCCTGTAAGGTTTCAAGTGATAGCTGCTGGTAGACGTACAGGTAAGTCTCGTTTAGCCGCATGGAAGCTAATCATTGAAGGCTTAGCTGCTACTAAAGGTAGTGTCTTCTATGTAGCTCCTACACAGGGGCAGGCACGAGACATTATGTGGGACATGTTGCTTGAGCTAGGTAACCCTGTTATTGCTAGTAGTCATGTCAACAACCTACAGATTAAGCTCATCAACGGTGCTACCATAGCCCTGAAGGGTGCTGACAGACCAGAGACTATGCGTGGTGTTAGCCTCAAGTTCTTGGTTATGGACGAGTACGCTGACATGAAGCCAGAGGTATGGGAACAGATCTTGAGACCTGCTCTTGCGGATCAGAAGGGTTCAGCGATGTTCATTGGTACGCCAATGGGTCGTAATCACTTCTATGACTTGTTTCAATACGCCAGCATAGCAGAAGATGAAACCTTTGCTGGTTACCACTTCACGAGCTATGACAACCCGCTGTTAGACCCTAAAGAGATTGAAGCAGCTAAGAAGTCTATGTCTGTGTTCTCCTTTAGACAAGAGTTCATGGCGAGCTTTGAAGCACAAGGCAGCGAGCTGTTTAAAGAAGACTACATTAAATTCAATGAGGATGAGCCTAGCGATGGCGAGTATTATATTGCTGTCGATTTGGCAGGATTTGCAGATGTCCAGAAGGTTACAACTAAAACTAAGCGTCTTGACCAAACAGCTATTTCTGTTGTTAAAGCGAGCGAGAACGGTTGGTGGATTGCTAATATCATTCATGGCCGCTGGGGCGTCGAAGAGACTGCACGAAAGATCTTTGAAGCAGTTAGAGACTATAGACCAATCGCTGTGGGTATCGAGAAAGGAGCGTTAAAGAACGCTGTTTACCCGTACCTGAACGACATGATGAAGAAGAACCAGCAGTTCTTTCGTGTTGAAGAGTTGACACACGGAAACAAGAAGAAGATAGACCGTATTGTCTGGGCGTTGCAAGGACGCTTTGAACACGGAACAATAACGCTTAACAAAGGCAGTTGGAACTCTCCGTTCTTAGACGAGTTGTTTCAGTTCCCTAACGCACTAGTCCACGATGACTTGATTGACTCACTGGCGTACATAGACCAGCTGGCTAAGATAGCTTATGCTTTTGACTATGAAGAAGACGACTACCAATTTTTAGATAAATACTCAGGGTATTAACTATGGATTTCGATAAGAACGAACATTTCTCAATAGAGCAGAATGTAGAAGGCTGGGTAATGGAGAAGTGTCAGGAATGGCGCGATCACTTTGACTCTAACTACTCAGAGACCTTTGACGAGTATTACCGCCTGTGGCGTGGTCAGTGGGCTGCTGAAGACCGTACACGAGATTCAGAGCGTTCTAGGATTGTATCTCCTGCACTACAGCAGGCTGTTGAGTCATCTGTAGCAGAGCTAGAAGAAGCTACCTTTGGTCGTGGTAAGTGGTTTGACCTGAAAGACGACAAGATGGATCCAGACAACGCTGACATTGCTATGTTGCGTGAGCACCTGTATGCAGACTTTAAGCGAGACAGGATTCGTAAAGGTGTTGCTGAGTGTATCCTCAACGCTGCTGTATTCGGCACAGGCATTGCTGAGATAGTAATGACAGAAGAGAAAGAACAGGCTCCTGCAACTCAGCCTATCATGGGCGGTGAGCTACAAGCAGTTGGTGTTACTATTCGTGATCGTACCGCTGTCAAGCTAAAGCCTGTTATGCCACAGAACTTCTTGATTGATCCAGTTGCTACTTCCGTTGAAGAAGCGCTAGGAGTCGCTGTAGATGAATTTGTTTCTCGTCACACTGTTGAGTTACTTCAAGAGCAAGGTGTTTATCGTGATGTGGACATTGAAGAAGCAGCGCCAGACTTGGACATTGAGCCAGACCAAGAGCTGACTGTTTTTGCTGACAACAAGGTTCGTCTCACTCGATACTACGGACTTGTACCGCGTCACCTGCTAGACGAAGCTATGAAAGAACAAGATGACGAAGAAGTAGCTGAGCTAGTAGATGAAGACGGAGATGATTCTTATTATGTAGAAGCTGTCATCATCATTGCTAACAACGGCACTTTGTTGAAGGCTGAGAAGAACCCGTACATGATGCAAGACCGTCCTATTGTTTGTTTCCCTTGGGATGTTGTTCCTAGCCGATTCTGGGGCAGAGGCGTGTGTGAGAAAGGCTACAACAGCCAGAAGGCGTTAGACGCGGAACTACGCGCTCGTATCGACGCTCTAGCACTAACCATTCACCCAATGATGGCAATGGATGCTTCTCGTATGCCTAGAGGCGCTAAGCCAGAGATTAGACCCGGTAAAATCATCCTTACTAACGGCGATCCTCGTGAGGTTCTACAACCGTTTAACTTTGGTAATGTTAGTCAAGTTACCTTTGATCAGGCAAATGCTCTACAACGCATGGTACAGACCGCTACAGGCGCTATAGACTCAGCTGGTACCGCAGGGTCTATTAATGGCGATGCGACCGCTGCGGGCATCTCTATGAGCTTAGGAGCGATCATTAAGCGTCACAAGCGCACATTGATCAACTTCCAAGAATCTTTCCTTATTCCTTTCGTTACAAAAGCAGCTCATCGCTATATGCAGTTTGAGCCTGAGATGTATCCAGTAGCTGACTACAAGTTTGAGACTTCTAGCTCTTTGGGCATCATTGCTCGTGAGTATGAAGTAACTCAGCTGGTACAACTTCTGCAAACAATGTCTCCAGATACGCCAATGTATCCACAATTAGTACAATCAATCATTGACAACATGAACTTGTCTAACCGTGAAGAGCTTATTGCGTCACTACAGCAAGCTAATCAGCCTAATCCAGAAGCTCAGCAGGCACAACAAGCCACTCAGCAGGCTCAGCTACAGTTTCAAGCGTCACAAACCGCTGCTCTTAACGGTCAGGCGTCTGAATCACAAGCTAGAGCGCAGAAGATTGCTATGGAAACGCAGATTATGCCTCAAGAGCTGGAAATTGACCGCATTAAGGCTGTTACAACCAACCTACAAGCAGGCACACAGGACGATAAAGAGTTTGAGAGACGTCTGAAGGTGTCTAAAGAGATGCTAAAAGAGCGTGAAGTAGCTGTTAAAGAGGCTAATGTGGCTCAACAGCCTACGCCAGCAGCGCCAGAGCCTGCGGCAGCACCTCAGCCAACACCTCAATCTACTTTCCAGCCGCAAGGAGATAACACACTATGATTACAGACAGAGATCTACAGCACGTAGTGTCACAAGTCAACGCTAAGTTTGAAGAGTTGTTTAAGCGGTTAGAAAAACTAGAAGCTAAAGAGGAGAAGCCCAGTGGCGACACCAAGAAAGGGAAAAGCAAAGGTTAAAGTAACCGCTAGTGGCAAGAAGGTTAGCTACGGTCAAGCTGGTAAAGCTAAAGGTGGAGGCCCTCGCGTAAAACCGGGGACTTCCAAAGGCGATAGCTACTGCGCTAGAAGTCTAGGCATTAAGAAGGGATTACCCAAGGCTAAACAGAACGATCCTAACACGCCTAATAACTTATCACGTAAACGCTGGAAGTGTTCCGGCGCTAAGTCGAGGAAATAACATGGCATGCGGCAAATCAAAGACTAAAAAGAAAGCAGCACTACCTAAGCGTGGACAACGCACCCTGAAAAACAAGTCAAAGTCAAGCAATAAATCAAAATAACTCTTGACTTTTAAGCGAAAGTGTGCTATAATACCTCTTGTAATTTAACCCACTGTCCTTAAGGATAAACAGTATGATTGATAAAGAACTAGAAAACTACTACCGTGCTTACCGTGACATGTTTGTATCTGATGGTTTTAAGCAACTGCAACAAGACCTTCTAAGCAACGCTAATGTTATTAACTCAGTAGAGTCTTGTAAAGACGCTGATGATTTGTCTTTTCGTAAGGGCCAATTGGCTATTATAGGAAACATTGTAAATCTTGAGCAACAAATTAGGCTGGCTGAAGAACAAGCTAACGAAGAAGATGAAGTAGAAGAAGCTGCTTAGTGGCTTTGCTATTTGATTTTGAGTGTGCAGGTGGTCACATCGAGGAACACTTTGTATCTTCGGATACTAGAGTAGTCGAGTGTCCACATTGCCGCAGACCAGCTAACAGAATTCAATCTCCTGTGCGTTCAGCTCTTGATCCTATCTCTGGTGACTTTAACGGAGCCACTGATAAATGGATGAAGAACCGCGCACAGAAGTTGAAACAAGAACGTAAGGCCAACTCTTAACTGAAGCCTTGCATAATACATCTCCATAATGATTTGATCACGGAGTTTAATAATGGCAACATTATACGACGAGCGTCCAGAAGACGATGAAGCAGTAGACAACATTAACGAACTAGCCGAACATCAGGAACCTGTTGAAAAGGAAACTCCTGAAGAGGAAATCCCTGAGAAGTACCAAGGAAAGAGCGTCACAGATATTGTAAGGATGCACCAAGAAGCTGAGAAGCTACTAGGAAGACAAAGCTCAGAAGTAGGGGAGTTACGTTCAGTTGTTGATAGCTACATTCAGACACAACTCGACACCAAACAAGCAGCACCAGTAGAACCCGAAGAAGAAGTAGATTTTTTCTCTGATCCCGACAAGGCTGTCGAGAGAGCTATTAAGAATCATCCTTCCATTAAGCAAGCTGAAGCAGTATCTCAGCAGTACCAAAAGTCTAATGCTATGGCAGCACTGCAACAACGTCATCCCGACATGCAGGCTATTTTAGAAGACGCTAAGTTTGGTGAGTGGATTAAAGGATCAAAGATTCGTACACAGCTCTTTGCTCAAGCAGACAGGCAGTATGATCACGAGGCAGCTGATGAACTTTTCACTAATTGGAAGGAACGTCAACAAGCTGTAGGAAACGCGGTTGCAAACGATAAGGACAATCGAAAGACTGCTCTTAAAGCTGCATCTACGGGCACAGCACGAGGAAGTGGTGAACCTGTTTCTAAGAAGATCTATAGACGTTCGGACATTATTAAACTAATGCAGGACGATCCAGATCGGTACTTGGCTTTATCTCCAGAAATTGAGAGAGCTTATGCTGAGAAGAGAGTCCGTTAAAATTAAATCTTAAGGACTATTTATTATGGCAACTTCAGTATATCCCAACATGGGCGGAGCAGTAACTAACACTAGCGCCGCTACTTTCATCCCTGAAATTTGGAGCGACGAAGTAATCGCTGCATACAAGTCTAACCTCATTATGGCCAACGCCGTTAAGAAGATGAGCATGACTGGTAAGAAAGGCGATGTTATTCACGTACCTAAGCCTACTCGTGGCACAGCTACTGCTAAGCAAGCAGGCGTTGCTGTAACGATTCAGAACACTGTTGAGTCAGAAGTTCTGATTAACATCAACAAGCACTTTGAGTTCTCTCGCTTGATTGAAGACATTACCGAAGTACAGGCTCTTGCTTCTCTTCGTCAGTTCTACACTGGTGATGCAGGCTATGGTCTGGCCAAGCAGGTTGATGATGATCTGTTTGCTCTGGGTAAGTCTTTCGGTGACGGCAACGGCACTTCCTTTGTAAACTCTGGTTCTTTCCAGATTAACACCACTTCCGGTGCTCTTGAAGCGTATGACGCTGACGGTACTGCCGACATTGGTGCTTTCTCTGACGCGGTTTTCCGTGGCCTGATCCAGAAGATGGATGATGCAGACGTTCCTATGGACGGCCGTACTTTCGTAGTACCACCTTCTTTGCGCAACGCAATCATGGGTGTTGAGCGTTATAACTCTGCTGACTTCGTAGACGGCAAAGGCACTGTTACTGGCAAGATCGGTAACCTATACGGTGTTGACGTTCTTGTTTCTAGCAACGTACCTACCCTCGAAGCTGGTGTTCGTGGCGCACAGTTGATCCACAAGGACACCAATGTTCTTGCAGAGCAGCAGAGCGTTCGTTCACAGACTCAGTACAAGCAGGAGTTCTTGGGAACTTTGTACACTGCTGATACTCTGTACGGCTGTCAGGTTATGCGTCCAGAAGCAGGCTTTACCCTAGCAGTTTTAGGCTAAGCAGTAACAAACTGGGGATTCTTCGGAGTCCCCTTTCTTTTTCTTTGTTTTCGCAGGAGCTAAAATGGCTATATTTAGAGGAGATGGCGGTGCTGGTGATTCCAACACAGATGCCACTCTTAACTTAGTTACTGTTCAAGCTGTTATAGCCTCTACGAAAGCAAGTGAAGCAGCCGCTAGTGCAGCTAGTGCTGGCAACTCAGCTACAAGTGCAACAACTTCTAAAGATGCAGCAGCTACCTCAGCCACCAATGCAGCTAACTCTGCACAGGGTGTTGAGAACTATGCTAACGCAGCAGAAGCCAGTGCGACAGCAGCGTCTACGTCAGAGACTAACTCCGCTACCAGTGCTACAGCGTCAGCTACCTCAGCTACAGCTGCTAGTGCCTCTCAGACAGCCTCTAGTGCCTCTGAGAGCAACGCAAGCACATCGGCTACCACAGCTACTACTAAAGCCTCACAAGCAGCTACAAGCGAAACTAACGCGGCTACAAGCGCTTCTACGGCAACGACTAAAGCATCAGAGGCTTCCACTAGCGCAAGCAATGCCTCAACCTCCGAAAGCAATGCTGCTACGTCAGCCTCTGGTGCATCTACTTCCGCTACAAACGCAGCTAACTCTGCAACAGCATCTGCTGCCTCTGC